CGAAGATTATTTTAATAATAACTACTATAGCGCGAATGCTCATACGCCATTTATCGCTCGCTACACTGGCGCGATCGGTAATTCGATTAAAGTTGAAGTATGTTCAAAAGAAAGCGATTTTGACAATTGGGCATATGCTTCATATTTCGACGCAGCACCAAACACATCAAATTATGCAACAGCTGTAACAGGTCAATCAGTTGCAAAAGATGAATTGCATATTATCGTAATTGACGAAGATGGTATTATTACTGGAACAGCAAATACAGTTCTAGAACGCTGGCCAAATCTATCGAAAGCGTCAGACGCCAAAGGCGATGATGGCGCTTCAATCTTTTATAAAGAAGTGCTATATCGCAACTCAAATTGGATTCACTGGCTCGGTCATGTTGATTCTGCTAACGGAACATCCAATGGTAACACATGGGGCGTTACGATTGCAACAGCCAATTCGAGAACAGGTAATGCATTCTTTTCACCTGCATTAGCATCAACAAAGTATTCGCTCTCTAATGGTACAGATGGTGTAATTACTCAAGCCGATCTTGTTAATGGTATTACTTTATTGAATAATACAGAAAAAGTGGATATCTCACTGCTTTTTGCTGGCGATTGTGGCATTAGTGCAAATTCATCAGTAAGTACATCGACAGTAGCGAATGAATACCTTACAGTAGCAGCTGCTCGTAAAGACTGTGTAGCATTCGTGTCACCAGCCCAGGCAAACGTCGTTGGGTCGCAAGCCTCTGCTACTGCAATTGTTAACTATCGCAACTCTTTAACCGACACATCTTATGGTGCAATGGATTCTGGTTGGAAGTATCAATATGACAAGTACAACGATGTCTATCGTTGGATTCCAATCAACGCTGATGTCGCTGGTCTTTGCGTTCGTACAGATTTACAACGTGACCCATGGTTTTCACCTGCAGGTCTAAATCGTGGTCAGATTCGCAATCTAGTCAAATTAGGATTGAATCCAACTCAATCAGAGCGTGATACGCTATATAAGGCTGGTGTAAATCCAATCGTTTCTTTCCCAGGAGAGGGAACTGTTCTCTTCGGAGACAAGACTTTACAGGGTCGACCAAGTGCTTTTGATCGTATTAATGTTCGCCGACTCTTTATTGTTTTAGAAAAAGCGATTTCAATCGCAGCAAGATCAAGTCTATTCGAATTCAATGATGAATTCACAAGAAGCCAGTTTGTTGCTCTCGTAGAACCATTCTTAAGAGACGTACAAGGTCGTCGTGGTATCTTTGACTTCCGTGTTGTTTGTGACGAAAGTAATAATACACCTTCAGTCATTGATCGCAATGAATTTATAGGCGATATCTTTGTCAAACCAACAAGAAGCGTAAACTTTATTCAGTTGAATTTTGTCGCTGTTCGTAGTGGTGTAGCGTTTGATGAAATTGTTGGACGCTTTTAATAAATAGAATAAAATAAAGTCAGGAGAATACAATGGCTTTTAATGTATCTGAATTTCGTTCGCAAATGCAGTTTGATGGCGCACGCGCTAATCTCTTTGAAGTCGAAATGAACTTTCCGTCCTTTTCTTTGCCAGGAAACGCAGCTAGAAAATTGCGTTTCGTGTGCAAGACTGCGCAGATTCCAGGATCTACAATCGGCGTGGTTCCAGTCCCTTACTTCGGTCGCGAAGTAAAATTTGCTGGTAATCGTACTTTCGCAGATTGGACAGTAACAGTTCTAAACGATGAAGATTTCATTGTTCGTAATGCCTTCGAGCGTTGGATGAATGGAATCAATGCACATCGCTTTAATACTCGCGCTGCAGCTGCTGCAACACCAAACTCTTATGGATCTAATGCCTTTGTCAAACACTATAGTAAGACAGGTAAAATCATCAAAGGATACAAATTTATTGATATGTTTCCAAACGATCTCGCGCCAATCGATCTCGACTGGAGCAACAATGATGCTATTGAAGAATACTCGGTGACTTTTGCATATCAATGGTGGGAAGCAGTTGCCGAAAGTGTTTTTTGATCATTTTAGTTGCTATTTTATTATGGAGTTAACTTATGGCAGGAATTAATCTATTCGGATTCCAGATAGTCCGCGCTCCTCAAACTGAGCAAATACAGCCAGCAGTCACTGCACCAACTACTGATGATGGTGCAGTGACTATTAGTTCTGGTGGATATTTTGGTACTTATCTTGATCTAGATTCTTCTTTTAAAAATGATAATGATTTAATTACTCGCTATCGTGAAATGGCTATGCAGCCAGAACTTGAGTCTGCTATTGACGACATTGTCAACGAAGCCATCATTCATGATGAAAAAGGTAAATCCGTAACAATTATTCTTGACGACTTAAAGCAACCAGATAACATTAAAGAAATGATTCGTGCAGAATTCCATGAGATTTTGCGCTTGCTTGATTTTTCTAACAACGGCAGTGATATCTTTCGTCGCTGGTATATTGATGGGAAATTGTATTATCAAGTTCTTATTGATGAAAAACAACCTAAACTTGGTATTCGAGAATTAATTTATTTGGACCCACGTAAAGTTAAAAAAATTCGTTTTCTAGATAAGAAAAAAGATTCAAGAACAGGTGTTGAAGTGGTAGCAGGCTCACGCGAGTTTTATGTTTATAATGACAAAGCAATACAAACTGGACAAACTTTTGCAACATCACCGAGTGATGCTGGTTTAAAAATTGCTGTTGATGCAGTTGTAAATGTAAACTCAGGATTAATGGATCCTCGTCGACAAATGGTATTGTCATATCTTCACAAAGCAATTAAACCACTTAATCAATTACGCATGGTTGAAGATGCGATTGTTATCTATCGTATTTCTCGTGCACCAGAACGTCGCGTGTTCTATGTTGATGTTGGTAACATGCCAAAAATTAAGTCTGAACAGTATCTTCGCGACATGATGATAAAATTTAGAAACAAAGTTGTTTATGATAGCACTACAGGTGAAGTTAAAGACGATCGTAAGTTTATGTCAATGATGGAAGATTTTTGGATTCCTCGTCGTGGCGAAGGTAAATCAACAGAAATTACGACATTACCTGCTGGCGAAAATCTCGGCGAATTAACAGATGTTCGTTATTTCGAACAAAAACTATATAAGTCATTAAATGTTCCAGTGTCAAGACTTGAGTCGCAAACAGGATTTACTCTAGGTCGTACAGCAGAAATTACTCGAGACGAATTAAAATTTATGAAATTTATTGAAAAACTTCGTTCTAAATTTACATTAATATTTGATGAATTAATGGAACGTCAACTAGCACTTAAAGGTATTTGTTCTGTTGATGAATGGAACGAATTAAAACAAACTATTCACTATGACTTCCTCAGAGATAATAATTTTGCGGAAATGAAAAACTCAGAATTGATAAGTAGCAGATTACAGATTATGCAACAAATTGATCCTTATGTTGGAACATACTTTTCAAAAGATTGGATTCGTAAGAAAGTATTAAACATGAATGAAGAAGAAATTCAAGAAATCGCTGATGAGATAAATCAAGAACGTGCAGAAACGCCAGAAGTAGCAAAAGACGTTACACCTGTTGCTCCTACGGCATCAACTGATATTAATAATTTATTTAAATTACAATTGGCTAAATAATTGGAGATATTATGAATACTGTAGAATTAGTAAATTTAGCAATCGCAGGTGATCGAGATTCTTTAATGGCTGCATTAGATAATGCCATGGCTGTTAAAGTGACAGACGCATTAGAGATTAAGAAAATAGAAATCGCATCTAACCTACTAGGTACAGAAGAAACAGATGAAATTACGAACGCTACGCTTGAAGTTGACGGAACAGATGGATCAACAAACATCCAGTCCGAACCAGCAACAGCGGATACAACAACAACAGAACAGAACTAACACACAACGAATTACGCAGTTAGTTCGTGCTGGTTTAATAAAAACCAGTGAATTTCCCGCGCTTAAAATTGCAATGACGCGTCATGCAAAAGTTGGTGATATGGCTAAATTGTCGAGAAATCAACGCGATTTATTAAATCGTTATTATCAATCAACTGCTGCCGCTGCTTTGGGTTCGCAACAATCTACGATGGCTGTGATTCGTAATATACGAAACGGTTACGAAATTTCACGCGACGATTACATTAGCGAATCAACAATAAAAGATCCACCAATGATGTTAATTTTAAAACGTCGCGGTATTCGCATTTTCCCTGATGGTAAACGTGTTGCATTATATAATAATGATAAACTTGGTTTATCATTTACCATTCCTTATGCAGGAAATGATTCAGAGCAAGAACTAATTGGTGTGCAGTCAGAAGAAGTTTCTGATGATATTATGGAAAACATAGATCAAGTTGCAAGATATGCACAAGAAGAAACACCAAAAGCGACAGCGAAACACATGAAGTTTACTGATGGATCAAAATTAAAGGTTAGTCATGGTGTAGCAAAAGCCATTCATATAATTCACAGTGCATTAAATGACGAGAACAAGAAAAGGTTTGCTGACATGCTTTCATCACCAAAAGAATTTAAAAAAGCAGCGAATTTCGCATTGAATAAGGTCAACTTTTCAATAAACAAATGAGCAAAATTTTAGACGCAATTAAAGATATTATTATTGAAGCGGTAAAGAAAAAGAATCGTAATGTTGTTCGTATGGGACGCACAAAACTTATTCGCGCTCGTGTAAGAACTGTGAAGGGTAAGCCAACTGTACAACGAAGAAAGAAGTTTTCTGCAGTAAAAGGTTATACAATTCGTGGTGGAAAGGTTGTTCGCATGACGTCTGCTGAAAGACTCAAGCGTC